CTAGCACCAATACGATTATGTCGACGAAGTATCCGCCCATAAAATGGGTGATACCTGGTTATGTCAGTGAAGGTTTTATCGTTCTCGCCGGACGGCAGAAGCTCGGCAAGACGTGGCTGGCGATCGATTGGGCTTTGGCCGTTGCGACCGGTGGTGTCGCCATGGGCTCTATAGATTGCCAACAGGGCGATGTTCTCTATATCGACATGGAGAACGGCCCGCGCCGGATACAGGGCCGAGTCAATACGCTCTATCCCGATGAGCGGAACCGTCCCGACCTTTCCAGGCTGGAATGGGTGACGAAAGCTCCGCAGATCGACGCCGGGTTTATCGATGAGTTGGAGCGCTGGCGGGTTTCGGTGCCGGCGCCGCGCCTTGTCAGTATCGACGTGCTCCAGCGGATCAAGCCAGCCGGTCAGATGGCGCGCAACGCATATGAGAACGATTATGTCATTTGGGCGCCGCTGCAGGATTGGGCGACGCATCACGGCATCGCTGTGCTCGGGCTGCACCATACCAAGAAGGGCGGCGCCGACGATCCACTGGAGGCCCTTAGCGGCTCGAACGGGCTCGGGGCCTGCGCCGATACGGTGCTGGTGCTGGATAGCGACCAGAACGGCAAGACGCTTTATGTCCGAGGTCGCGACGTTGAGGAGAAAGAGACCGCGGTTATCTTCACTGCTGGCGCGTGGACAGTGCTGGGCGAGGCCTCCGATGTGCGCCGGTCTGACGAGCGCTCGGTTATCATCGAAGCGTTGAAGGATAACCGAGAGCCTATGACGCCGACTGAGGTCGCCGCCGTTCTCGGAAAACAAACCAACAATATCAAGCAGTTGTTGTTCAAGATGGCTAAGGCCGGCGAGCTTTTCCGCGTTGGAAAAGGTCGATATTGGACCGAATACGTACACCCCCATAACCCCGATAACCGCGGTAACTCCATCGAGGGGGACGACGATGAATGACCGTCACGGTTATCGGGTTATCGCGGTTATGGGGGTCTGAGAGAACAAAGCAAAACGGGACCGGCAACACCGCAACGAAGCGAATCCACCACCAGAGAACCAAAGGGACAACCGAATGACGGCAACTGAAAAAAGCACCGCAATGCAAATGGCAGACGCGCTGCGCAAGATGCACGGTTTAGAAACAGGCGAGGCCCTGAAGCGTCTCGGAGCGCAATTTCCAGATGCTGGTCGCACCGACGTGATCCGCGCGTTCGGCATTGCGCAGGATCGAGTGCACCTATCAATGCAACTCGATTGCGAAGCGGATGAGGCGGAGGCGTTCCGTGACGGGGCGCAAGCATGAGCAACCTGACCGCCGAAGACGCGCAACTCTACGTGGAGCGAACGATTCGCCGTCCTACCGAAAGATGAAGCGCGTTCCGCAGTGCGCCAGATTCGCGGGAGCGCGAACTGACGTGACAGCCAATCATCGCCTGGGTGCCGTTGAATATGCCGTGAAGGTTAAGGCGCTGGCTGAGCTGGCGCGCGAAATCGGAATCGGAGAGGCTTTGGCAGTGATCGGCGCCGCGAAGGCCGCCTCCGATGATGAGAGGGCAACGCCGCGCGAACTCGCTGCAGCCGGCCGCCATGCCTACCGCGCGCAGGTGGTCGCCGATATCGCGCGTTTTGAGAAGGAAGGGCGCGCCCGGGATGCGGTGTTGTTCGTGGCGCGCACGAACGCGGCGGACAAGCATGACCCGATCGAAGTCGAAACGCTCAAAAATAAGTTCCGCCGCTGGCGCCGTGCGGAATTGAAGCGGGCATGTGCCCGTCTGCCGGCCCATAAATCGAATAGAGGTTAATCATGGCTACGAAAAACACAGAGATCCACGCTCTCACGACCGCTGAAATTGGCCGCCAGGTCAAGATTCACAGCGACCGGAGTAGGCAAATTATAAACGAGCGTGCGGCTATGTACGCGAACGCGCTGAAAAACGGCGGCGGCGGCGACACTCCCATTGTCGACGCCGACGAAAGAGCCGCGCGCGAGCATGCCAAGAGTTTGCTAAATGGTTCTGCTCCCGAATCGCTTTCTTTGCCGCCGGAGATCACGCGAGATCGCATGCTTCTCCGTGAGCAGCGAGGAATCGAAATCGTTTTGAAAATTCTCGCGGACAAAGGCGTCGCCGCGCGAGCGTCTGAGGCAGTCTTTTGGGCGGAGGAACACAGCAGCCAATGGCGCGCGCTTTGCCGCGACGTCACGCTGACGGCGATCAAGCTTGATGCGCTGGAGCGCGCCACCCAAGAAATGATCGGACAATGCCCCGACATTTTCGCCGTGAATCTTCCGATGGGCCGATTCGTCGGAGGTCGCGCGATCTCCGAAAAGCCCATCGGCGATTTAACAGACGCCGCATTGGCAGAGGGCGTCGTCACCCAAGCGGAAATCAGAAAGGCACAAACATGTTGAATAATAGATCGCGGGTGCGGGCCTTCACCGGGCCGGGGGCGGAGGAGCGCGCCGAGAAAGTCGGGCATTACTTAAAGGCGCTCGCCGACAACGACGCCTCGCGAAAGTTTTGCGTCGATCGCGGCATCGGCCTGACGAGAGCGACCAACGAAAGCGGCAACACAGCCGGTGGGTTTCTGGCGCCGCAGGATTTCGACGCAGCGATCATAAGCGTCCGCGAAACGGTTGGCGCGTTCCGCCAGGGTGCGGAAATTAGACCTACGCGTTCCGACGGCCAAGTCCGGCCGCGCCGCATCGGGGGCCTGACGGCGAACTTCGTTCCAGAGGGCGCGATCATCCCGGAATCGTCATTCCAGTTGGACGCGATCGAAAGCGCACAGAAAAAGTTCGCAATCCTGGGTCGCTCATCCTCCGAGCTTTTTGAGGACAGCGCATCAGATCTCGGCGAATTCTTGACTTCGGAAATCGGCTACGCCTTCGCGGGCAAGGAAGACGACGTGGCCTTCAACGGAGATGGAACTTCGGCCTACGTGGGGATTAGCGGACTCGCGACGAAATTGATTGGTTTGAAATCATCCGTTGCCGCAGCATCCGGGCATAATACGTTTCTCACCATCGATGCCGCGGCCGATATCCCTAATTTGATGGCTGGCGTTTTGGCGGCGGCGCTCCCCGGTTCTGCATGGTACGCCTCCGCTACTGCCTACGCACAGACCATCTGCAGACTGGCGGCTGTAAGCGGCGGCCTGACTGCGACGATGAGGCCGGACGGGACGATCGCCGCTAACTATCTCGGCTTCCCGGTGCGTTTCAGCGGCAAGTTGCCGGACGTTTCGACAAGTCTCACGGGCAAGGCAATGTTGTTTTTCGGTAACTTGTCCATGTCGAGCGTTTTGGTCGAGCGGCAGCAACAGACGATCATCGCCATCAGCCGCGATCGTGCTCTCGATACCGATCAGATCTTGGTCCGCGGCGTCCAGCGCTGCGACATTATCAACCACACCGTCGGCGACGCCAGTACGCGCGGACCGATGGCGATGCTGGTAGGGACAACGTAAATGGCAAAGCAAAGGCACAAGCTGATTCCACTCAAAAAAAGTAATCCGCTGGCGATGCGGCTGAAAAGCGGGACCATCGTTCGCATGAGCGATGGCTGGCGGGGACGTGTACATCGCGACGATGGTGACGCCGTGTCCCTGATCCGAGATGGAGAGCAAATGAACGCATCGTTCAAAGGGCATCGAGGGTTTTTGCGACGCTCGATCAAGATGGGCGGTATTCCGATGATCAGCCGAAGTCAGGTCGTCGATCTTCGCGCGCGGGAGGTGATGGGCTGCACCGTGATGGTCATCGATCGCGCGCGGCTCGAAGCCGAATGGGACGCCTCTGACGCGCGGGATTATTGATCCAATGCCGCGGTTTCGGTTTTATCAGGCCGCGAACAAGCTTGGCGATGAGGAAAATTTTGCGCGTGTTTGCTCGTCCGCGCGCACGGGCCAGTCGCGGCGTGCCCGTGAAAACAACAGCGACAACGCGGCGGAGGCTTCCTACCTCGCGGCCGAATTCGAGAGCGGAAGACTACGCGGGCTGGGACTATGTCTCGGCCCGCATCTCGAACATATCCCTGCGATGTTCGACGCCGAGAACCCGGGACGTGCGGGCGGCCTCGCAGGCGAAAGTTACGCATCCGTGTTGGAAAATCATGAGCGATACCCAAGCCTGCGCAGCGCTCGCGACGCGGCGTTGCTGGCGCGATTGGATCGCGCCGTTGAGCAGCAAATCAAAAACTTCGCCGCGTTGTTGTTGCCGCCGCTGGGATTCGACGAGGCCGGCATTCGGCAATATCAATCGGCCGCAATCGGCGCCTTTCGCGCGGTGCTTCCGACTAATTGAAAACAGAGGTGATTTAGAAATGTCGACGGGCAGAATTTCACATTATGACGAGGGCCGCGGATTCGGATTTATTATTCCTGACGACGGCGGAGCCGACGTCTTCGTTCATGCAAATTATATTGTGAACGCTGATTTCCTTCGAAAAGATCAGAAGGTTTCGTTCGAGGTCGTCAATGATGATCGCCGCGGCAAGCAGCGCGCCGATCGGGTCAGGGTGATCTGACGTGCGCTCCGTGATCGACAACACGAACCATTCCGAATTGAGAAATCTAGCAGCACATTGCGAAACCATCTTTTCAAAGGAGAGCTAAACAATGCCGGTATTTACAACAGTGATCGCGACGCTGGTCGAGGCCGGCCTCTCAACTTACTTTGCAACCGCCCTCGTAACGCCCACGCTTGGCGGCGCGTTTTCTGAATTTGACTCTAACGACATTAAATCGAAAGATGAATCATGAGCGCGCTCAACTGTTTTCTAACGCCCGACGCGGCGCATGTGTTCACTGACGCAGCGCTCTATGAACCCGAGAAAATCAAGGTCGGAGCATTCGCAAGTAAAGTGACACTGTTGCCGCAGTACAATGCGGTGATTGGGTCCACCGGTCGCTATTATAATCAGATGTTGCTTAGCTTCGCATTTGCCGAGCTCCAATACGACAATTTTGATTGTCTGGCCGCCGACTTTGCCCCGTTGGTCAAAAGAGCCGTCGCGAAAACCAATCTTATCGCTCCGAACGGCGCCTATATGTGGGGCGAATATACGTTTGGTCTCGCCGGATGGTCACCGAAGCAGAATTCGCCGGCTTTCTTTGTAGTCGCCTCCGGCCCAGGTAAAGAAGTCGCTGCGGTTCCTGCAACAAAATACTACTCCCCGGCCGCCGTGTTTGACGGCGTCGACGACAGCATCACTAGATTTAAGTTCGATCCAGAACGGCCCGGCGAATCCGGCTTGGCGATTATGCGCGCCCAGCGGTTGAAGAAGTTTTCCCCGTTGGGCAACGTCGGCGTTAAGCACAGTCTTTATCATGCGATAGCCGGTTTTTGCCAACACACTATTGTTTCGCGTGACGGGATCAGCGTCAAAATTTTGGAGCGGTGGCCAGACAAAATAGGCGCAGCGGTGATGCCCGTGATGCCCGAGCCAGGCAGCATGATGGGCGGAACCTTCGGCGGACGATGATGGCAATGCGAACCAGCCGGCCGCGCGCCGACAAGGTACGCGTGTTGTCATGCCCCTAGGGGGGATTTTCGCTGCCGCATTGAGCGCCCGGACACCGGTTCCATAATCCAACGTTAAATTCCGCAGGTTTTAAGAGAAGGTCGAAAACGAATGCTTAGGCGAAGAGGCGGGCAACTAGGCAATCAGAATGCCGTAACGCACGGTCGCTTTAGCGAGCCGGTACGCGCGGCGCGCCGGGTGGCTGCCGAACAGCGCAGGGAGCAGCATGAGGAATGGGTCAAGTCACTCCCGAAGACGGATTACGCAGCGATCTGTGATGCAATCAGATGCTGGAACGGAAAGCACGCAGGGGCGCGATGATGGCACTGCGAACCAGCCGGCCGCTCCTGGCCGTCCACGATACCAGGACAGCCAAGCCCAGGAGCAAGCAAGCTGATGCACAGTTGCTCACGCCGGAGCATCGGGCTTGGCGCCTTGCAGTATGCCGCAGGGCTGGTTGGCGTTGTGAATGGATTGACGACGGCCTGCAATGCCGAGCTACCCATGCCGGCGGCTACAGTATGATTGCTGACCACATTGTTGAGCGCGCTGATGGTGGTGCGTTGTACGACGCAGACAACGGGCAGTGCCTGTGCGTGTCTCACAACACACTCAAGGGCAACTCAGCTCGAAGAGCGCGCGTATAGTGTAGGTAACGGGGTATGGGGTATGTTCCGCTGAATAGGTTTTAAGGAGCGGAACCGCATGGTTCGGCACCGACGCAACTTTTCCCCCCGGGGCAACTGAGAAAGGAAAAGCCGCAGTGCGGAAAAGAGAAAAATATTCTTTTGGTTGGATTGAGGCGCGGAAGCAATTTGAGACTTCTGATATATCTTTCAGACAGTTAGCGACTAAACTCAAGGTCGACGAAAAGACGGTTCGCCGCCGCGCCAAGAGTGAGGTGTGGACTCGAAATGCCGCACAAATGCCGCAGCGGCGGCCTGGTGCGGCATTTCAAGTAACCGTTGCGCCACAGCCGCATTCGACGCCGGCCGCCCATGAAATTCCGCACCAAATGCCGCACCCTGCCGAGATTGCCGTTGCGACCTGCGGCATTTTGAACGCTTTACGCGCCAACTTGGACACCGTCGTCCAGAACCTTCACCTCGTCCGCGAGCTCGCCGACGCTGAGACTTCGGGCGGTAAGAACCCGGCGCGCGCCAGATTGGTTGAGAAGATTCTTTCTCTGCCGGCGTTGATCAAGTCAGCCAACGATTTGACGTCGTCCATCGCCCGCCTGGCCGATCTCGGCCCCGGAAAAAAGGCGGGCGCCATGGATCTGGCGAAAGCCGCCGACAGCGGTTTGTTTGCCACGCCGCCGGCCCCTAATAGGACGCTACAATGAACTGGACCACAGCCTGCCCAGATTGGTCCGAAAGGATTATCCGGGGAGATTCGCTCATCCCGTTCGGCCCAATTTTCCCGCAAGAAGCGGACGATGCGCTCAAGGTTTTCAAAAGTCTCACGATCGCAGACGCGGTGGGAAGTCCAACGATCGGCGACGCGTGCCTGCCTTGGGTCACCGACTTCGCCGGCGCGATCTTCGGCGCCTATGATGCCGCGACCGGGAGGCGGCACGTCCGCGAATTCCTGCTTCTTGTCAGTAAAAAGAACTCCAAATCCACCATAGCAGCTGGGATCATGTTGGTTGCCTTGATAAGAAATTGGAGAAAGTCGGCACAGTTCCTAATCATCGCGCCAACGATTGAAATCGCTGATAACAGCTTCAAACCGGTGGCGGATATGGTCCGCGCCAACTCCGAGTTAAGCGCGCTTCTGCACGTCCAGCCAAACTTCAGGCTAATCACTCATCGCATTACAGGTGCCACGCTTAAGGTAGTGGCGGCCGACAACGAAACGGTTAGCGGAAAAAAAGCGACCGGGGTTTTTATCGACGAACTCTGGCTATTCGGCAAACGTGCCAACGCAGAGAATATGATCCGCGAGGCTGTCGGCGGGCTGGTGTCCCGCCCGGAAGGCTTTGTGATTTACGCGTCGACGCAGTCAGATGCACCGCCGACCGGCATCTTCAAGAAGAAGCTGGACTATTTTCGTGGCGTTCGCGACGGCGCGATCAAGGATCCGAAAAGCCTAGGCGTCCTTTTCGAATTCCCGGACAAGATGATCGAGGAAAAGGCGTACCTCGACCCAGACAATTTCTACGTCACAAACCCCAACCTCGGAATTTCGGTCGATCGCCAGTGGCTCGTCGAGGAACTTGAGAAAGCAAAGATCGGGGGGCCGGAATCGATGGTCGGCTTCGCGGCGAAGCACCTCAATATAGAGATCACTCAGGGGTTGAGGAGCGACGGCTGGTCTGGCGCCGCCGAGTGGCCCAAAGGAGACGAAAAAGGCCTAACGCTCTCCGAAGTTATCCGCCGATCGGAGGCTCTGGTCGTATCGACCGACGGCGGGGGGACTGAAGACCTTTATGGGATTTTTGTCCTAGGCCGCGAAAAGGGCACGTCAGTATGGCTGGGCTGGGCTCACGCTTTCATCTCGCCGCAAGGCTGGGAACGTCGCAAGGCCAATCA